CAGAACAACCAGAACAACCAGAACAACCAGAATGGATAAAAAAAGGTTATCCATCCGAAGAACTTATGAAATGGTTTGAAGATGAAAATGATTATCATTTATTGAGAAATTTTGATTTAAATGAAAATAGTTTGGTGGTAGATATTGGATGTTATAACGGTACTTGGTTGAAAGACATGTATTGTAAATATCGTTGTAATTGTATAGGTGTTGAACCTTTTACAAAATATTACGATCAAGCAAGTAGAATACTGACTGATGATAAAATTAAAATTGACAATTTTGCTTTATCAATTATTAAAAACAAAGAAATAAAAATGATAGATAAAAAAGATTCATCTTGTATTTCTTTAGAAGATGAAGGGAATATAGTTCCCAGTAAATATGCAAAAACTTTTTTTGAAAGTATAAACACAAAAATAGATGTTCTTCAGATTAATATAGAAGGATATGAATATGAATTGTTACCTTTTATGATGGAACACTATTTGTTAAATAATGTTAATAGTATACAAATACAATTTCATAGAATAGAACACGATAGCGAAGAAAAAATGAACAAAATAATAAAAGATATAGAATCTTTAGGATTTCAAACAAAATTTAATTATCCTTTTATTTGGTATGGAGCAGTGAAAAAATGAAATACTTAATCACAGGTGGAAACGGATTCATAGGATCCAATGCAGTAAAAGCACTTCTTCAACTAGGACACGAAGTTGAAGTAATAGATAATCTTTCTTCGGATGCACATGATGAGTTCGTGTTTCACGAAGGAGCAAAATACCACAAGTATCACATAGAAGATTATGTGATGTGCAGTCAAGTGTTCGAGAAATTTAGACCAGATTATGTCCTTCATTTTGCTGCTCTTGCTAGAATACAGAACTGCGTAGATGATCCCATTCTTGCATACGAAACCAATTTGATCGGTACTCTGAATATGCTTCAACTTTGTGTGAGAAACAAAGTAAAGAAGTTTGTCTTTTCTTCGACATCTGCTGTTTATGGACTGAAGAATAGTCCAGGCGAAGAAGCAGTACCTTTGAACGAAGATATGGTTCCTGACTGTCTAAACGCATATTCTTGTTCTAAATTAGCATCAGAGCAAGCGTGCAAGATGTATACAGATTTATATGGTCTTCCTACTATTTGTCTCAGATATTTTAATGTTTATGGACCAAATCAACCAAAGAAGGGTTCATATGCTCCTGTAATTGGTATTTTTTCAAGACAAAAGAAAAACAAAGAACCTATGACTATTGTGGGAGACGGACTTCAAACAAGAGATTATGTCCATGTATCTGATGTTGTTATTGCAAATATTTTAGCCGCAACATCCGATGTTTATGGTGAAGTATTTAATGTAGGATCTGGTAAAAATTATTCCGTATTAGAACTTGCAAAAATGATGGGTGGAGAGTATACTTATGTACCAGCAAGAGCAGGAGAGGCTAGACACACTCTAGCGGATATTTCAAAAATAAGAGAATATCTGGGTTGGAATCCAGCCATGAACTTGTTGAACTATATGGAGAACAAAATATATGATTCTTGAAAATGGCGATCTCAACATCCAGACAGAAATAGAAAAATTAGTCTTACATAAGAAATACACCTATATTGATGCTATTCTCAAACTCTGTGAGGATTATGCTCTAGAACCATCCTACATTGCCAAACACCTTCCGAAGCCAATCATCGAAAAACTTAGGGAAGAAGGAGAATCTATCAATCTTCTTCCCAAATCTGCTCGTCTGCCCTTCTAAATAGGAGTGTATGATAGATGGACTCAAAGGCCCATTTGAAATACCTCAAGATCCTGATGGATTTTCCATCAGCACACTTGACCCAGACGGTTATATCTCGTATACTAAACACACACAGCGTACACATCGTACAAGGAGAAACATATGTCATTTAAAGATCTAAAAAAGAAGTCAACCGATATTTCCAAACTTACTCAAGAACTTGAGAAGATGAACAAGGGAGGCGCCGAGTCCTACAAGGATGATCGTTTCTGGCGTCCCGAATTAGACAAAGCATCAAACGGATTTGCAGTCATTCGTTTCCTTCCGCCAGTTGAAGGAGAGGAAGTACCGTGGGTACGCACTTTCAATCACGGTTTCAAGGGACCAGGTGGCTGGTTCATTGAGAACTGCCCAACCACAATCGGTAAGAAGTGTCCAATCTGCGAAGCCAACAGCGAACTCTGGAATAGTGGCAGTGACAGCAACAAGAAGATTGCCAGTGATCGCAAGCGTAAGTTGTCGTATATTGCAAACATCATGGTTGTTCAAGATCCAAAGCATCCTGAGAATGAAGGAAAGGTCTTCCTTTTCAAGTTTGGCAAGAAGATCTTTGATAAGATTATGGAGAAGTTGCAACCAGAGAGTAACGAATACGATCCAGTAGCACCACTGAATGTCTTTGATTTCTGGGCTGGAGCCAACTTTAAGTTGCGTGTTCGCAGCGTAGCGGGTTATGTGAACTATGACAAGTCTGAGTTTGATGGTCCCTCTGCTCTTCTTGGTGGAGATGATGCCAAGTTGGAGTCTCTATGGAAGACACAACACTCACTCAAGGCTTTCACTGATCCTTCCGAGTTTAAATCCTACGAGGAACTCAAGACTAAGTTTGATTCTGTCAACAAGGGCTCTGCCGCTGTCAAAAGCGCAGAAGATGATGAAATCGAAGAGGAAGAAATTCCTGTCGCAAAAACCATCAAGACTAAGCCAGCACCAAAGATTCCAGAGAAGAAACCTTCATACGATGAAGGGGCTGAAGAGGAAGATGCTCTCAGTTATTTCGAGAAACTTGCTAACGAAGAGTGATACTTTACACTATGAGCAAGAAAAGAGCAGGGGAGGTTTATCCTCCCCTGTTTCTTTTATACTATCATAACTGTTACTTGTGATCTTGCTAGATCGTCTAGAGTAGGTTCTCCTGGCGTTCCTTGTTTTCCATAGAAATGTTGTGGTTGACTACCAGAATTGTTGTTTATGTTTATTGTTGATGGTTTTGAAGATTCTTGATCTGATTTACTATAGTTTGACATTGGTGTTGTTAAGAATTTACTTTCCATACTCTGAGCATACAACCCTTGTGATAGATTTGATTCCTCTCTAGTCCATTGAGGAGATGGTGTTATTTCTTGGGAAACATCTTTATCTACCGCTGCTAGTCCTTCTGCTTTCAATCTGGCTTCTGGACTTTCTGGATGAATGTACCTAAATTTTTCTTTTTCTTCTTGTTGTTTAAAAGCATCTTCCAATGCTCTTCTTCTTTGTTCTGGTGTCATTTTAGACACATCAGTAGTTGAAGTAGTTTGGTTAGTAGATTGTTCTTGTTGTTTAAAAGCATCTTCCAATGCTCTTCTTCTTTGTTCTGGTGTCATTTTAGACACATCAGTAGTTGAAGTAGTTTCACTGGTAGGTGATGATATTGCTGTTGTTTGTGGTTGTAAAGGAACAACTGTAGATTTAGAAGTAGATGGATAAACCGAACTTGATGTTGGTTTTACATCACTTGTATTATTTTTAGGAGTTTGTTGTTTTTCTTGTTTTGTTAGTTGATTTTTAGCGGCAATTGCTTCTTTTAGTAATTGTTGTGCTTTTTCTAGTTTTTGTTTCTTTTGTGGTGTATTTGGTTCTTTTTTGATCTTAGATATGGTTTGTTTTATAACCATTATTATTTCTTCATATCTTTTTACCTGATCTTCTTTACTAATTTGTTGTGTTGAAGATGTATTTGCTGATTGTACCGATGTAGAAACGGGCATACTTTGTTCTGAAGTATTTTGCATCTTCGGAGGTGTATACTTTTCCCCAAAAGTTCTCTGATAATGATCTATCAGTTTTTTCTTTGTAACAGGATCTTTTTCAGAATTTATTGTCTGTTTTAAACTTTCCTTATTGCTTAGAGATGGTGTGCTTTCCTCTGGTGCTCCCTTTGCTTGATTATCCATATGCTCAAGCAATTTAATTGCACTTTCAGAATCCATGCTAGGAATAGCATCAAGCATCATCTTTGTATGATCTGGTGCTTCTGTCCCCTTTTCTGCTTCATTGTTTTTATATTGTTCAATATATTCTTCAAATTTCTTTTTCTGTTCTGGATCTTGAATTTTGCCAGCATTTTCAGTCATCAATTTGATGTTGTAGTCTTTCCACTCTGCTTCTGTAGAGAACTGTGGAGTGCTGCTCTTTTCTGCTTCATTTTTTTCGTACTGATCAATATACTCCAAGAACAATCTTTGTTGTTCTGGATCTTGAATCTTTGCAGCATCTTCTTTCATTTTTGCTACATTTGCTTTTTTAAATTCCTGTTCATTAGCATATTGAGGGGTGCTACTTTCTTCCTGTTCACCATAAACTGTATTTTTGAAATGTTTAAGCATTTCTTCTCTTGTTTTAGGATCTTCCTCTTCATTTAAATCTCTTAAATATTGAGCAGCAGTTTCAGCATCAATTCTGGATTCTGCTGGAAGGTTAGAGACTATTTTTGTTATTTGTTCTTCACTAAACATTGGTGAAATGGTAGTGGAGGAAGCCATTGACACATTACTTGTTGTTGGGACAGAACTTGGTTGTTGTGTAGGTTGTTGTACAGAGACGGGTTGTTCGGCGGATGTTTGTGGGGGCAGAACTTGGTTGTTTTGTTCTAGTTGTTCTTGTTGTCTGAAAGCATCTTCAAGTGCTCTTCTTCTTTGTTCTGGTGTCATACTAGACACATCAGGATTGGAAGTAGTTTGACTAGTTCCTGGTGCTGATGGACGAGTTGTTGGTGTTGTTGGTGCTGATGGACTAGTTGATTGTGGTGATATTGATGGGGATGATGGAGGTGCTGGTTGAATTTGTGTTGTAGATTCTCCAGACATTGATCTTGTTAATTCCAACACTGAATTAACTTGATTTTGTGCTTCTTCTATAGAAGAAGCATACCTTCTGTCAAAATTTATAACTCTGTTGTTTTCATCTACCAAATGATTTGCTCTAAACATGCCTTGAGACAAACCTACTTCTTCCATAATAATTTTTTGTATCTCTAGATTTTTTATTCTCTGTAATTGACCTTCGTTATCCCAATCTTCTTGTGAAAGATCGACAATTTCTGGATGATTATCATAATAATTTGCATTTCTAGTAGTAGATCTGGTATTAGTCGTACTTGGACTTACTTGAGTACTGGTATTAGTCGTACTTGGACTTACTTGAGTACTGGTATTAGATGTATTATTAGATGTATTAGTCGTACTTGGACTTACTTGAGTACTGGTATTAGATGTATTATTAGATGTATTAGTCGTACTTGGACTTACTTCAGTTGTTTGTTCTGTTTGAACATCAGGTGTCTTATTAGAAAGTATGCCTAGTATTTCTGTCAAAACAGCAACAGCATGTATGTCGTGAACATAAATTGATCCTGGTTCCGTTGCTTGTTCCGCCATTGCTGCTAATGGTTCTACTGCATCACCAACAGAGGAAGAGGTATTTTCTTCAGAAGTTTGATTTGATTTGTTGGAAATGTTTAATGTTTCAACATTAGCAGTTGTTATATTAAGAGTTGGTCCAGTAGTGGTGGTATTTGCAGTTCCTGCTACTGATTGATTGTTGTTATTATTGTTCTGTGTTGTTATGCCTAAAGATTCAAACAATTTCTGTGAAATTGTTTTAAATGGAAGTGTGATGTTTGAAAAAAGTTTACTGAATCCACTGCCACCAGCGTTTATTGCTTGCATCAATGGAGAAGACATTAAAAGAGAAGAAGTTTCAGATTTATTTTCTTGTGAAACATTTTCTGTTTTTGTTTCTTCTTCTGAAGTTTTTTCATATTCCTCTTGCTTTACTTTAGATTCTTCTTTGGTTACGATACTTTGATCTTTATCATAAGATAGATTTTTTACTGTAGCATTTTCTATGATTAATTCGGAAATAGTCAATGGTTTAACTGGTTCATTCGGTGTGGAAACAGATTGAATTGTTGATTTATCAACTGTTTCTGTTGATGTAACTGGAATGGAAGACATTGTTGCTGCCGCTATCATTCCTGTTGCTGGATTTATTGATGATTGAATTCCCGTCATACCTGTTCCAACACTTGTAGTTTGTGGAGAAACTGTGGTAGAAACAGGTGCAGCCAAAGTAGCAGCAACTGCCGGTGTTGTAGCAATTGCTGGTGTTGGTGAAGTTTCTGTGGTTGAAAGTTGCGGGGATTGGTTTTCTACAGATGGAGTCACATTTGAAACATTTTGTTCTGCTTGTTTTTGTTGTTCCTCTTGAATTTCATTTCCATCTTTGACTTCTATTAGACTTCCTATGCCTGGTATGCTTGCAGCAAAATCATAAATTCCTTGTGGCCCTACCCACTCTGCAATTTTACTACCCAACCACTCACCACCCATAGAACCAACAACACCACCAACAATGGTTCCTAGTGGACCCAAAGCAGTTCCGAGGACTCCTAGTAAAGTACCACCAGCAAATGAACCAAATCTTGCTCCTATTTCTTTACCTATTTGTTCTTTCTTTTCTTCTGCTGAAAGATTTGGATCATCTTTAATAGATGATATGTTGATAGCACCTATTATGCTTTCCAATATTGTGTTGATAATTGGTATCGACTTAGCAGCAGATAGTATTTTTGGAGCACCTTCTTTGAGAACAGTCATTGGGTTTTTAACCAAATTTACTGCATTAGAAGCAAAATTACTTAAACCTCCTTTTACGCTAGTAAGCATATTCTTGAAGAATCCACCTTTAGATGCTACTTGTGCTGTTCCTGTTGCAACTTCACCAGCGGCTCCAGCCGCACCAGCCGCACCAGCGGCTCCAGCCGCACCAGCGGCTCCAGCCGTACCAGCGGCTCCAGCCGTACCAGTTGCTGCTTTAGCAGCGGAAGCGGCGCCTTTTCCTGCATATTTTGATGATCCTGCTGCTTTTGCTCCTATCCCCTCTCCCAATTCAGTCATCTTTGCGCCTAATTTAGTAGCGCCTACTTTTGTTGCAACTTTAGACAAGCCAGAAAGTGTTGCTTTTTGTGCTGCTCCTTTTATTCCCGTTTTTGCTGTGTCTACACCAAATTTTGTTACAGCACCACCTATTTTTGGAAATTTTTTAGCAATCGCTAACCCTACACGAGCAATTGCTCCTCCAAATTTCTTAGAAATAGCATTTGTTACACTTATGGCAATTAAACCACCAAGTGTTCCTAAGAAGTTGCTTATTATTCCGCCTCCCCCTCCACTGTCCTTATCCGATTTGTCCGATCCTTCTTTTCCTAGTTTATCCTTAATTTCTTCTAATAGTTTTTCTACTTTTTCTTGGTGATTTTCATCTTCTTTTCTGTTTTCTTTTTCTTCCTCTAATTGTTGTTCTGTCTTTTCTTCATTTTCTACAACTATATCTTGAATAGGCTCATCGTTTGGTGTGAGCATGGGAGATCCTAAAGATTGAATCTTCTCCACAGTTGACTCTTTTACTGAAAGCATTTTAACGAGCAAAGAGTTAGTTTCTTCTAATTTTTCAGTGGTTAAAGTCAATTCCTCAACAGCAAGAACCAAATCTTTGTTTTTTCCGTTTTCATCTCTTTCAACAGGTCCAAGAGACTTTGCTAAATTAAAAATTGGGTTGTTTGATTCTTGCTGTGAAGTTGCCATTTATTTTTTCCTTCTTTGCTTTATTCTTTCGTTTATCATCTTCACATGATCTACCAGTAAACTCACATATAAAGTTCTTTCCCACGGAATCATATTTTCTAATTCTTCCAGGCTGTACTTGTGTTCCTGCATAAGAATGAAATTGGTTTTATACATTCCTAACAGACTTTCACGCGACAGCCCTAGGCGAAAAAATCCATAAAGTTATCCAAAACTACTTTAATATTTTGATTTGCGTGTGGTGAAAACACCTCATCTTCTAATCTCATTGTGGGTATTGATTCGAAGAACGCTACTAACTTATCAAAATGTTCTTTTCTCAGACTCTCCACAAACTCTACTATTTCTTCCAACTTCATGTCTTTTGATTCATATACATTTTCTTTATCAAAAATTTGAGATATAGATTTTGCTATGAGGTTGAGAACGGTCGAGTAACTATCCATATTCTCAAGAGCACCGTCACAAAATACATCCTTTAAAGTGAGATCTTTCAAAACAACACCTATTCCGTTTTCAAATAATATTTTGTTGTTTCTTTTGTTCTCTTTTATTATTTGTGTTTTTGCTAACTTTATATCGGTTTCAAAATACTTGTTGGTTATTGGGCATTTGACTCTTGCGCTTATTGCATCGCTTATTGATACTTGTCGTAAACGCAAAAACAACCACTGAGCATCATAAGATGGTAGATCTTCAACCTTTATATCGCTTTCTATTAAACAATTTTGAATAACATTATTTACATTTTCAATTATTTCTGTTGCTACTTTTGTTTCTGCCGCTATTAGAAGCATCTTTTCTTCTTTTACCAAAAATGGTCTGTACTTCACTTTTTTACCATTAGAAGGTAATTCTGTCACAAATATCGGATTTTCAATACGAGGTAATTTCATTATATTCTCCATGAATTAAATTGAGTCTATTTCATCATAATACGCTAAGGTTACACTTTGTCTTACATATTCATTTTGCTCACCCCAGTTATACTGAATAGTATCAACAGTTACTGGATAAGCATCTAATAAAGTAACACCAAATTTTGGTTTTTCTTTTACATCTAATTGTGCTATTCTCACGGTTCCTACTATCTCGTTGTAATATTTTCTGTAATAGGTTTTTTGTTGATCTGAAGAGATGATGCTGTTCATCCAAGTTTTGAAATAATTTCTAGATTTACCATCTTCTTCCAGACGAATACTTATAGTAATAGTTCCTGCTGGTGTTTTTTTGTAAGGTACTCTGATAGTGGGTTTTCCATCTATTTCATAATCTTCCGTTGCTATTGTAAGAGAAGGCATATCTACGGATTCTATGTAAGTATCATTGAATACTGTAGATCCTAAACCAGATGCTGAAGGAGGAATGACAGTAACAGCAAATCTGTTTGTTCTTGCTATATTGATGTTAGTTAAAGAAATCATTTGCTCTTAGTCTCTTTCTCATCATTGAGTGTACTTTTAATTTTGGCATACCTATGAATTTTTCTACTGGTAAAAATACACTTTCTACTATTTCTTCTTTTTCTATTGGTCTTATCTTCGATCTTATACCAGTAGTATAGAAAGTATCTTTTGTTTCAAGTATGTATTTCAAAATTGTTTTATTTGAAAGAAGAGAATTTATTTTAATTCTTGCATATTTTTCTTTTGTTTTTCTCATGTTTTTAATCATAAAGAACATCAGCAACACTCGCTCCTTGAGGGGAAGAATATGTAAGTTTACTCCCAGAAATTTATTCCCAAAAAATCCCAAAACTAATATCACAGGAAATCTATCAAAAAACACTCTTTTGTTTTTGTCTGGAGGGACATATTCCATCATGTAAAGATATCCATCTTTTTTAGATGGGAATGATTTTTTTAATTTTGCTTGATTAAGATCTTTTTTAGGAACAAGACCTCTTATTTTTTGTAAATCTCTTGAGATTTTTCCAATTATAGATTTATCTTTTGGTAAATCTTGGTTTTTGTTTATTTTTTGAACTTCTTCTAGAATGGCTTCTTGTATGGTTTTCATTTTATGTTGAGATCATCTTCCGTTAATATTTTGAACTTCCAATTATTCTTGTCTGCGAATTGTCTTGCGTGACTCCATTTTGAACTGTTTATTTTCCAAGTTTGCATTTCTTGTAAGTAATTTTTTGTCATTTTTTTACCCTTTTTGGGTGGAGAGCAGTGTCTTTTTGGTTTTATTTCTATCAGGAATATTTCTGATCCATTATTGGTTTTAAACTCTACTAAAAAATCAACAAAATATCTATGGTATTTACCATCAATTGGCGATAAATATGGTACTGCGACTTCTTCGGAAGACCATTTTAAAACACTAGAATTCTTATCACAGAACACCATAAATTTTCTTTCCCATAGGGATCTATAGGTGACATTATTATGATCACCGACATATTTGGAAGGATTTTGTACTTTGTATATTCCTTTGTACGACATACATAATATTTAGAATTCAAACGAGGTAAATATGCCATCAGTAAGTTCAAGTATATCTAGAGGATTTCAGGGGTTAAATGGTTCTCTTAGAACTGTAGTTCCTAGTCAGGGAACACCCAGTAGAAATAGTCCAAGTTCCGATTTATCAACTTGGAGCGTTATAAAAATATACCCAGATGGTGTTCCTAGAAACGGAAGAGGTGTTACTGGAGGTAGAACTACCAGTGGTAATGTTAAAACTTGGGTTCTACCATTACCTATTGACTTAACAGAATCCAATTCTTTTACATGGGAACAAACTGATTTTGGTGCTTTTCAACAATTTATTGCAGGGGGACCTCTAAAGGATTCTGGAGAACTAACAGGCACCATTGGATCTGTAATTTCTGGTGCTCTTAATGCATTTGGTGCAGAAGGACTTGAACAAGTCAGAGGTGCTTTTATGAGAAGTGCCGCAAATCCCGCAACAGAAATACTTTTTAAATCTGCAAATCTAAGAACATTTCAATTCAGTTGGAATTTGATACCTCTTACTTCTGGTGATTCGACAAGTATAGTTGATTTTAGAAAAGAAATGATAAATTACATATACCCAGAAGCGGGGGGTTTAGGTGGTGCAACTAGATTGAAATATCCAGCAGAATTTGAGTTAAGTTTTTATGCAAGAGGAAAAGGTCAACAAGGACAACAGTACGAAATTTTTAAGACATTTCCTTGTGCTTGTACTGAATTTACTCTCACATATGGTGTACAGGGATCTTATGGTGTTCACGAAGACGGAAAACCAACTCAAGTTTCCATAAGCGCAACTTTTCAAGAAATTTATATGCTTGTTCAGAAAGATTGGAATTAATATGTATAGATTTTTTCCACCAACAGAGTATAACGGAATTATGGTAACTGATATAACAAAGAGATTTCAGTTTTCCGATAAGTTTAGAGCATCTTCATATGTTGAAAATTATACAGTAAGGGATGGAGAAACCCCAGAATCGTTGTCTTATGCGTTGTACAAAGACACACAATATTCTTGGATAATATTGATGTTAAATTACATAACTGATAGAAATAACGAATGGCCTTATTCTTATAACGAATTACAAAATGTTCTAAACAACAAATATTCTGGATCTTCTTTTTTTCTGTATGATGGTGATATTGATTTTTCTTTCAGTAAAGTTCATTACTTTGTCCACAGAGGAACAAGGTATGATGTAAAATCGGTAAATAGAAATTTAAACAAAATAACATCCGATATTAAAATAACTGGATTTTTGTCTGGAGATACTGTTAGTTTGTTTAGTAAAGATGGTGGACTTATCAAAGCAAATGTTGTTCCAAGAAGAATAGTGTATGAAGATATCTTTTCTTTGCATCATTTTGAAAAAGATGGATTGTATGCTGATCCAAGAGAATTAAATTTGGAGGCAAATGCAACTCTTCTTTTACAATACATTAATCAAGAAGCAGAGGAGTATGCTGTTAAGAACATAGATTATGAAACAATAATAAACGACGAAAAACGAGAAATTTTATTGGCACAAGAAGATCAGTTGGAAAATATACTCAAGGATGTTCAAGGATTGTTTGATGGAATAGACAAATCATACAATATTGTAGAGGTCAGACAGACATTAGGGGATATTTCTGAATGAGTCAGAAAACTTTAAAATTAGGTAAATTAAGCAATATCAGAGTAACCACAAGATCTGCATCTTATGATATTACTTCATTGGTGGTTCAGATAGAAGTAACTGAAAGTATTTTTAAATCTTTCATAAGTGGTAAATTAATGGTAAACGAACCAGCGTCTGTCAGTATTTTTAAAGGAAAGAAAATACCAACAGATTTTTCATCCAAGATAGATTTTTCTTTTGCTGGTCTTGAAGATGATGGTAACAGTCCACAAAAAGAAATTAAAATAAAAGGTGATGATTATATTATCTACAAGATATTACCTTCATCTCAGTATGGTTACACACAACAAGCAGAAGTTTATTTTGCTCATAAATCTTTGTTTAAAAATGAAGGATCTGTTATGTCTAGATCCTTTAAAAAGAAAAAAATATCTGAGATCGTTAAAGAGATAGGATCTAGTAAATTGCAACTAGAATGGAATGATGTAGAAGAAACTGATAAAAAATTCAATTTTGTTCTTCCTTACAGAACACCAGTATCACAAATGCTGTTTCTCACTCCATATGGTAGAAGTAATGAAAATCCAAATAATGTCAATTATGTTTTTTATCAAAATATAGAAGGAAAACATAATTTTGTCAGCATAGGAAAATTGATGAGTCAGCAATCTTCTTTTGGAACTAAAAATGATGGGTTCTATGTTGGATTGAACAGAGGAGAAGATTTTTATTCTGCGAGGAGATCTATACTTTCTTTTTCAACCAGAGAGTCAAATCAATTTCAAAATGCACTGAATGGTATGCATTCTTCCAGTGTTATGACATTAGATTGTCTGTCAAAAATATGGTCTGGTAGTACATTCTTTTTACCTAAGATATGGGAAAAACAAAGTCATATTTCAAATAAACCCATAGTGGATTCTGGTTCTGAATTTTATGATATAGTAAATGGAGCCTTTACTCAAAGATTTTACGCAAAATCTAGACACTCTCATTGCTGTAAAGAACATAAAAATGGAAACAATAAAATAGGTGGGGAAGACGATTGGTTGACTAAAAGAATAAGTAGTATGGAGCAACTAAATCAATTGTCTATTAATTTTTTTGTAACAGGCAATTCAGATTTTAATAAACTCTCAGCAGGAAAAACCATAATGATTTCCAGACCTCAATTTGATGATAAAGAGGGAAGTGATATCATCAATACTGGTAAATTTTTAGTAACTACTATAAAACATACAATATACAAAGCATCTGGAGATATGTACCAATACGGTTGTGATATAACTGCACTTAAAGATTCTATTGGAGAAGAGTGATGGAAAGATCTAAATTTGGTACATATTGGATAGGAGTAGTAGAAGATCGAGAAGATCCATTGCAACTTTACAGAGTTAAAGTAAGAATATTTGGATATCATTCTCCTCTTAAAAAAGATATTCCTGTTGAGGATCTTCCTTGGGCCCAAGTGTCATTACCCACAACATCTGCTTCGGTTTCTGGATTTGGAACATCTGCATCTTTAGCACCTGGCTCTTGGGTTTTTGGGATATGGTTAGATGATGGTGAGGGTTATCAACATCCTCTTGTAGTTGGTACTCTCCCTGGCAATATAGTAAAAGAAGATAAATCTTCTGGTGTTGATTTGCTGCAAGAGGGAATAAAAGACATTAAAAGTGTGGACAACTACGGTGACGGTTTTAGAGATCCAAGAACAGAAGAAGATTTAAAAAAAGAGCCATCTACTAGGTTTAAAAAGAAAGAATATCCAGACGGTAAAGATAAAAAAGGCGATGAAAGAGGCGCCCAGATAGAGAATGATGTAGCAGAAAAGTTTCCAAGAAAAAACTCTAACGATTGTATAGATTTTACAAACGGTAAACTTTCAGATGTTTCTGTTATTGCTACTAATGATAAAGATCACATAGACGACACAATTATAGGTTATAAAAGAACTCCGAGGGAAAAGGGAGGTCTTTTGGATGAAGGTGTTAAAATTGCTTCCATAGACTTCAAGTATTTTAAGTGCGGTGTCACTAATGAGTCTAAAGTCAATAAAGGAACTAATAAAAAAATGGGTATAGGTGATAATTCTATTCCGTCTACTTGGATTCCTTCTACATATGAAAATTATGCTGCAAACAAAGAAAAACCAACTAACTCTAATGGAGAGTTGGTATACAAGGAACAAAAATAATGCCAGATTTTTTGGATAATTGTGATCCCCCGATATTACCCCCAAACCCCAACACGGGTGGTGGCGACAGCGGCGCTGGTTCTGGTGGAGGAACCAGTGGTGGATCTGGTGGTGGATCTGGTGGTGGTGGAAGAGGTGGGGGAGGTTCTGGGGGAAGACCTAGACCTACTCGTCCAACAGTTTCTACAACCGATCCCGTTGCTCCCTCCAGACCTAGCAGCGGTTCTGGTGGCGGTGGTGGTGGAGGAGGAGGCGGTTCTGGTGGCGGTGGTGGTGGAGGAGGAGGAGGCGGTTCTGGTGGCGGTGGTGGCGGTTCTACCAGATGCGATCCTTTTTCAAAAAAGAAAGAAACAAATAAAGGAAAAGGATGGTCTGAAACTCCAACGCAATACGCAAAAATTAAAGGTAAGGACATAAAACCAAGAAAAGGTTGCAATGACTGTGAAGGTAGTGATGGAGTTGGAGATACGGAAGAAGAAAGATTTAAAGACTTAACAATCTATCCATATAATAAAGTAACAGAAACAGAATCTGGTCATGTTTTAGAATTTGATGATACTCCAGGCAGTGAGAGAATTTCAACAAATCATAGAAGTGGAACTTTTGAAGAATACCATCCAAACGGCGATAAAGTAGTAAAAATAGTAAGGGATAGTTATATTTCTGTTCTTAGAGACGGTCATGTTCATGTTGATGGGTATTGCGATATTACTGTAGATAAAGCATTAAAAATCCGTATGAACACGGATGAAATGAAAACAAAAGAACACAATGCAGTAAATTTTGATATTCATGTAGGTAAGGGAGCAAATATAAACATTTATGTCGAGGAAGGTCAACTAAATGTCCTCATGGATAAAGGTGACGCTAATGTTCAACTTAAAAAGGGAGACATAAATATGCGTCAAGATTGTGGTAATTTTAATCACTTTATCAACGGTGACTACAATCTAGAATGCACTGGACATATGCATGTGGTTGTAGGTGAAGATCAAGTAACAGAAATAGGGAAAAACAGAGATGTCAGAATAGACGGTGATTTTGATAACTTAGAAATGACAAAAAAGGGATCAAAAAAGGAAACAAAGATTTATAATCTAGGACAACTTGTTCAGGGACAGGCACAAGAACATTATCTAAATTTAGTAGAGAGACAGTATGGGGCTGGAGGAAAAGAAGAAACGGTAAGAGAGCATTATAAATTTGGTGCAGAAAGAACATATGAAGGTGCTGGAACAGCAGAATCACACCAATCTCTTTCTATAACTTTGGGTGACAACATTGGCCTGAGTAAGGGTGCTCTTTCTTTGGGTGATCTTTCTATAGTTGCCGAAAGAAGCATAATAAGATCTTTAAAAAACAACATTCTTATGTCACAAGGTAGTCTAGAATTACAGGGTTACACTTCTGTGAGTATAGACTGTGGAAATGTGGAAGGAAAAGAAAAAAACAAGTCTAGCATTCTTTCTATCCACACTCAAGGAGACGCTTTTCTTGGTTCTCAGGGAGATTTTAAAATATCCAGTAGGAAGAAAATAGATATTATGGCCATAAACAATATTGCTCTTTATACTGCTTCTAAACTGTTTAAAAACAAAGAATTTGATGATGGTGGTGGATTTTCTGAATTCTATCAAGAAATTTACAGTAATATAAAGTCGATACAACCAGAATTACCCGTAAAATTTATACAATGTCCGCCAGGAAAATGGACTCCAACTAAACAAAATACTAAATGCAAATAGCATAAATAAAAAAGAATGAACAAAAATCTAAAAATAACAGACATAGATTATTCTTTCAAGGCACATCCCGTGTCTGGAAATTTGATTTTAAAAACAGGGAAAGAAGCAATAAAACAATCCGTAAGGACTTTATTGTTGATAAATTCTTTTGAAAAACCTTTTTTTGTAATGTCCGCAAATTTAAGAAATAAACTTTTTGATAATTTTGATTTTATCATAGAAAACGACATCATACAAAGAATTAAAAAAATACTAGAAATACATGAGCCAAGAATAGTTGTTGAAGATGTTTCTATAAATTATGGTAAAACTAGAGAAACTATAGATGATGTCTTTATTGATACAAGAGAACAAGAATTGGTAGTTTTAGTAACTTACACAATCATAGGAGAGGAAGCATCTAGAGAGACGATATCTCTAGTTGTATCCAGAAGCAGATGAAGACTAAAGACTTAAAAATAACAGATATTGAGTTTGATTTAATCAAACAAAATTTGAAAAATTTCTTGAAATCCCAACAGGAGTTCACTAGTTATAATTTTGAAGGTTCTGCTTTAAATATCATTCTTGATGTATTGGCATACAATACCTATTACCAAGCATTTTACAATAACATGACAATAAATGAAATGTTCTTGGATAGTGCTACAAAAAGATCATCTATAGTTTCTATTGCAAAACATTTTGCTTATAGACCAAAAACAATAACATCTTCTAGGTGTCAAGTTCAAATAACTATTGATGCCACCGAATACCCATCTAGCGGAACATTACCTAGAGGCACTAGAGTAAATGCTATAAAAGATGGTTTTAGTTATATGTTTTTTCTACCAATAGATGCAAATCTTGTCCCTTCCTCATACTATGAAAATGGAAATGTAAGAGAATACTCAACGGACACAGTAACTCTAATAGAGGGTGTAGTTAGAAAATATTCTTTTGTCGCTGATTCTGGTGACAGCACTCAAAGATTTGTAATACCATATAAAAATGTTGATGCTTCTACTTTAAAGGTACAGATACAAACAAATTCTTCTTCTACAGAATTTCAAACTTTCTATGAAGCAACTAATATCACAGAAGTAACTGAAGATAGTCTTGTTTATTACTTAGAAGAAAATTCTGATGGTTATCTTGAGTTGCTTTTTGGAGATGGAGTTTTAGGTAAAAGATTAGAAAACGGTAATGTGATAAGGATAGAAGTAGTCGAATCCAGTGGTTCTGCTGCAAATGGTATTGGAATTGCAAACAGCACCAATGTTTTTGGTGGAGCAATTGGATTTAGCAGTACATCTACTAAACTAATAGTTCCTTCTTCTGGTGGAACAGACAAAGAAAGTAAAGAATCAATCAGATTCAATGTTACTAGAAACTATGTCACCCAGAACAGAGCAGTCACCAAAGAAGATTACAGAAATGTAATTCTAAAAGATTTTAACAGTTTAGAAGATGTTATTTGTTGGGGTGGTGAGGACAATGATCCTATCCAATATGGAAAGGTGTTTATTTCTGTAAAACCAAAAGAAGGTGTATTTCTTTCTTCCGATGAAAAAAGTAAAATAGTACAAACCCTTACGAGAACTAGAAATGTTGTTGGAGTATTGGTGGAGTTTGTAGATCCAGAAGTTCTTTATTTGAATCTTACTGTAAATGTAAAAATTGATCCAATCAATTTACCAGAAGGAACCAATCAAATTATTTCGGATATAAGACAGTCTGTATATTCCTTCACGGATGAATATTTGGATAAATTCGATAAAGATTTTTATTCTACAGAATTGAGCACTTCAATTCAAGAAGTAAATACTAACATAGTTAGCAATGAAGTTTTAGTTGTCTTAGAAAAAAGATTTGTACCTCTTTTTGATTTAAAATCACATAATTATGTGCTAAAATTAAACAATAAATTGTATCATCCCCAAGATGGATACAAGAGTATATTGTCTACAAATCTATTTGGTTATTTTGATAAAAATGGGATTGATAGAGATTGTGAACTAGATGACGATGGTTATGGTAATATTCGTCTTTTCTATACTCTTAATGGAAACAAAATAGTCATAAATTCAAAGATAGGTTCTGTAGATTATGATAACGGAATCATTTATTTGAACAAATTTAAACCAACATCTTTGATTGATCAAAAACCAATAAGTGTTTATTGTGTACCAAATGAATCGGATATAGTTGCAAAACAAAAAATGTTCTTAGTTCACGATTTTAATGATCCTTTGTCTTTAGTGATAAATGAAACACTAGTACCATACAAAAACAGATGATAACCTTAAGAAGTCCAGTTTCTAAATCTACTCTATACTCGGATAAAGTATATGTTGATTATTTGGTCGAAGAAAATTCAAAGTTTACAGATAAGGTTGTTTTTATACTCGATGGAGTAAAATACGAGAAACAAGATTTGTTTGGTTCCTTTGAAATACAAAATGTAGAATCAGGCAATCATCTTCTTCGTGCTTATTTGGTAAATAAATCTGGAAAGATAATAGTAGGATCTGAAAAAAGAGTAAAGTTTAAGACAGATGATAATGTAATCTTTTTGAAGAATAAACTTTCAAATGTTATGTCTTCACAGATTCCATCATTCATAAAAGAAGAATATGATATGTTTGTTTTGTTCTTGGAAAAATATTATCAGTTTCTAGAACAATCGAACAATCCAAATTATGTACCCTTTTCTCAGTTTGATTTCTTTGATGTCGATCATACACCAGAAATACTGATTGAGAGATTTAGAAGAATATTCATACCTGATTTTCCACAAGAACTGACCACGGATAGACAGACAGGTGAACCTCTTAATATAAGAAATTTGATAAAAAGAGCAATAGAATTTTATCAATCAAAAGGAACTGAAAAATCTTTGAACTTTTTGTTCAAAATTCTTTATGATTCTGAGATAGAAATATTCTATCCAAGAACAGAAATATTTGTGGCTTCTGGTGGTCTTTGGTTGGAATCGAAATCGGTTAAACTTTTTGCTTTCGTTAACGAAGATAAGATAAGATCTTTGGTTGGTAAAAACATATATCAAAAGAACGAAAACGATATCAGAACAACTACAGCAAGAGTTTCTTCTTGCAATGTTTATATTCAGAGTCCATATAAAGTAGCAGAATTGTTTTTAGAAGAAGTATACGGTGACTTTGTAGAAGGTAATATTTATTGCGATTTAGTATATGAGGACGCTTTTCAAACATTCTCTTTTCCATTAAAACGATCAATACAGAATATAAATTTGTCAAGTGGAGGAGCAAATTATTCCGAAGGAGATGTGGTAGAACTACTACCCAGTACCTCTTCCTCTGGTGTTGGATATAAAGGTGTGGTGTCTAAAGTTGATCCTATCACTGGATCTATTTTAAAAATAAAAACCATAAACTTTGGAGTAAATTATGAACAAACTCCAACTTCTTACACTTTATTCATAACAAGTTCTGGTGGATCGGGGGCTTCTGGTTCACCATTGAGCACATTTATGTGTAAATATGATGGTTATTACAAGAACAGTAAAAGTCTTCTTGGTGCTAAAAACTTCTTGCAAGACAACTATTACTATCAAACGCACTCTTACGAAATAAAAACTGATGTTTCTTACGATACATTTAAGGATCCAATAACCAGATTGGCGCATCCTGCTGGATACAAGATGTTTGGAAAACTTACATTAAGACCATTGATCTTGTCCAATCCTTCTAGTTTAAACAACATTATCACAACTAGAAGTAATTTTATTGGAAACTATTTACCTTATCGAGTTTCATCCAACTTGAATTTAAGACATGAGGACAACGATCTGTTTCCACAAGGATTTAATCCAGATCAACCTATTAGTCCACAAACGGGAGAAGGTGAATTTGTTCACGATGTTGCTGGTTCTCCTATAAAAACAAATATAAACAATGCAACTTACTCTTCGAGTAGGACATTACCAGATGTTCCAGACATCTATCAAAAAGATAATTATTGGGTGGTATTTCCTCATCCAAATTTTAATCTAAATACAAATGAAACGATAAGTTCATTTTTAGAATTAACTATTGAAGAATTAGCAATAGACAACATAGAAATACAAGTAGGGGATGAGTTCTAATGGCAGATTCACTATCATATTCATTGAGATCTACTTTTGCTAAAGAGTTCTTTCAAAGTTTGACCGATCCCATATCAAATGATGATTATTATATGTTTTATGGGAGAGCCAAGCCTTGGAGCGGAAATACTACACCAACTACTGTTGATACAATAAAAGAACAAAATGAAGCAAAAAGAAATATTCTTTTTTATCAAAAAATAATACCATCTGATGTATCTTTGGTTGCACCAAGATATGATTGGACTTCAGGTATTGTTTACGATCAGTATGAGGATGATGTAGAACTTTGGAAACTAAGCAAGAAGTATTATGTTTTAGTTCAAGAAGGTGATGAATTTGGAGTGTTTGTCTGTTTGTCTAATAATGGAGGATCACAATCCACAGCATCTCCATCCTTACCAATCAACGGTTCAGCCGCAACTCAGGAAATAATAACTTCGGATGGATATGTTTGGAAATATCTTTATACTCTTACAGATGAAATGGAAAAATTTCTAACATCCAGTTATATTCCAGTTGTGATTTTGGATCAAATATCTTACAACGATGCTCGTGTTTTGGCTCTAGCAGTCAAATTGGATGCAGAGAATGGAAGTATTCAAAAAATAACGATAAACACAACAGATGAATTTACTAATTTAGTAAATCCTGATTTTTCCGATACTTCTTATAGTGTAACAAATTATAACACTCAAACACTAACAATGACAGCATCTGTTGGTTCTGCGATGTCTAGTGTTAATAATTTTTACAACACAAATTATGTTGTATTTTTTGAAAATGGTAAAATAGGAACAATAGATTCATATACAGTGTCTAATGGTGTCGCTACAATTGTTTTGTGTGAAGTTTATCCCGATGGTGGAACTCCAATTCAATCTGGTGATGTTTTCTCTATATTACCCAAGAT